TTATCAGATGTATTTGGAGAAAGTGCATTTGGTGGTAAAAAAGTATATTCATTTAAATATTTTGAAAACGCAGCAACTGATTTTGCAGACCATTTATCAAATAGTGGTTCTCAAGTTTCTTTAGTTGCATTATCAGACCAAGATTTTACACAAGATTGTACAAACGCTAGTACTCCTTACATACAATCACAGTTAATCTCTGGTGAAAGATATGACCTTTTCAGATTACATACTTTAGGTGATGGTACTTATTCAAACACAGAATTCAAAGTATCTATCTTTAACGTAAAAGCAGCAGGTACTTCTAACGCATCTGATTATGGTACATTCTCAATTGCACTTAGAGGTTACTCTGATGTAGATAAAAGTCCTACTATATTAGAAACATTTACTAATCTAACAATGGACCCAGCTTCACCAAATTACATTAAGAAAGTAATAGGTGACCAGAACATCACTATTGATGCAGTTGGAAAAATGACAATGAATGGTGATTATGTAAATCGTTCTAAGTTTGTAAGAGTTGAAACAGTAGTAGAAGGAGCATCTCCTATATCTGCAGTACCATTTGGACATGGTGCATATACCAACCCTATTTTAGTAGGAGGTTCTGAATCCGATGTACCAGCAGTAATATTCTCTACTGGTTCTTCTGATAACAATGCATCTACAAGTAGAAAATATTCTGGTATTGATTTAGAATCAACACTTGTAAAAATTGATAACGCATCTTACCTTTCACCAATTCCAGCTTCGGCAACTATCGGTGGAAATACAGTATTTGCATTCGATGCAGATATCAATGTAAAATATAATGGTGCTAGTTCAGTTGGAGTAACTCCAAACCACCAAGATGATGGATATGGAACTTATAACTTCGGTTATACTCTATCTACGGCAGATGATGCATCTACAATCAACAAAAGACAATTTACAGTAGGATTCCAAGGTGGATTCGATGGTATATCTCCAACAATCAAAGCAGCTAAAGCTGATGATTCTCAATGGGGAGCAGGAAATGCACAAGGATTTAACTTATCTACTTCAACAGCAAGTGGTTCGGTTGCATATGTAAAAGCAATCAACGCAGTATCTAATCCAGATGATTTCGATATTAACTTAGTATCTGCACCAGGTGTTGTAAGAAGATTACACTCTTATGTATTTGATAAAGTTGCTGATATGGTAGAAGCTAGAGAAGATGCATTCTTTATTGGTGATGTAACTGATAAAGATGATACTATCGCTCAAGCAATCCAAGAAGGACAATCAGTTGATTCTAACTACGTTGGTACTTACTACCCATGGGTTAAAACAATTGATAGTAGAACTAACAAATTAACTTCAGTTCCTCCATCAGTATTGATGCCAGGTATCTACGCTGAAAACGATGCAGTTGCAGCTGAATGGTTCGCACCAGCAGGTTTAAACAGAGGTGGTATCACCGGAGCAGTTTCTGTACTAAACAGATTAACACACGCTGAGAGAGATACACTATATGAAGGAAAGATTAATCCAATCGCACAATTCCCAGGTGAGGGTATTGTTGCATTCGGACAGAAAACTCTACAAGATAGAGCATCTGCACTTGATAGAATCAACGTAAGAAGATTATTAATCAAAGTTAAGAAATACATCGCATCTACATCAAGATACCTTGTATTCGAACAAAATACATCTCAAACAAGAGGAAAATTCTTGAATACTGTTAATCCTTATTTAGAAGGAATCCAACAAAGACAAGGACTTTACGCTTTTAGAGTGGTAATGGATGAATCTAACAACACACCAGATGTAATCGATAGAAACATCTTGGCAGGGGCAATTTACTTACAACCTACTAAGACAGCTGAATTCATTGTAATTGATTTCAACATTCTACCGACTGGGGCTAGTTTTACGGCATAATTAAAAATTAAAAAGAACTATATTTATAGTAGTATATAATAGGAGAAATAAAAAATGGCAGAAGTATTAGAATTTAACGATATGTTCTACACGAACTTCGAACCGAAGATGAAGAACAGATACATCATGGAAATTGATGGTATCGCTTCTTATCTTATAAAAACGGCGAATAGACCATCTATTCAATTCGAAGTAGTAACACTAGACCACATCAACGTAAAGAGAAAACTCAAAGGTAAAGGTGAATGGCAAGATATTGAAATCACTTTATTTGACCCAATCGTTCCAAGTGGAGCACAACAAGTAATGGAGTGGGTGAGAACTTCACACGAATCTATTACAGGTAGAGATGGATATGCAGATTTCTATAAGAAAGATATTGATATCTATATGTTAGGACCTGTTGGTGATAAAATTGAAAATTGGAAACTTAAAGGTGCATTTATTAACAATGCAGTATTTAATGATTTAGACTGGGCTTCAAATGACCCATCAGAAATCAGTTTAACACTTTCTTACGATTACGCAATCTTAGAATACTAATACTATAATATACTTTTGATACTTCATAAAAGGTTCTCTTAGTGAGAACCTTTTTTTATGCCTTTTTTCCAACTTTTTAAAAGTTATATATTTATATACGAACATTAAAATAAAAGTTTATGGCAAATTATGATTTTCCAACTGAAGTGATAGAATTACCATCTCAAGGTAAGACTTACATGGAAGGACACCCGTTATCAAAGGGTACGGTGGAGATTAAGTATATGACTGCGAAAGAAGAGGATATACTTGCTTCCCAAAATTTGATAAGGAAGGGGGTGGTTCTTGATAAGTTATTCGAATCTGTTGTGGTCGAAGAAGGAGTGAATATAGGTGATATATTCGTTGGCGATAAAAACGCAATTCTTCTTGCAACTCGTGTCTTGGGATATGGGGCAGATTACGAAGTAGAAGTTACAGACCCATTTACCTTAGAACAACAAAAAGTGAATATTAATTTATCAAAAGTACAAACTAAGGATATTGATTTTGATAAATTGAATTCAGATAATTCATATGAATTTGAATTACCTACCTTAAAAAAAACTATCAAGTTTAAACTACTCACTCATAAGGATGAAATTGATATCAACAAAGATATTCAAGCAATGCAGAGATTAAGTGGTAAAGGTGATGTACCATCACAAGATGTATCTACAAGATTGAGATATATGATACAAGATGTAGATGGTAATACAGATACAGGATTCATTAACAACTTTGTAAAAAACAATCTTTTAGCTAAAGATTCAAGAGCTTTAAGAAACTATGTCAGAGAAATCTCACCAGATTTAGATTTAACATTTGATTTTACTTCTGATATAACAGGTGAAACGGAGGCACTTGATATACCGTTTGGTGCCGGGTTTTTTTACCCTTCCGAGTGATTACTCAATCCAACTTCATAACCAGATTTGGGAAATGGTTAACTTCGGTAATGGATTTACTTGGTCAGAAGTTTACTTCATGCCAATCCATTGGAGAAGATTCTATTTTAAGAAGTTAGTAGAGGCAAAGAAAAAAGAAAAACAAGAAATGGATAAGGTTGGTAAAAAATCTTCTCCAAAAGGACCATCAGTAAGAGTGAGGAAATAATTCCTCACTTTTTTTGTGCTCTATATTTATAGTAGTATAAAACTATAAAGGAGATACCCATGTCAAAAGAAAAAGTAAACGAAGGATTGTTTGGAGCAGCTAAGAAGTTCTCTGATGCATTCTTTGATGGATTGAAAAATAACGCTACTAATTCAATGTTATCTAAAGCTAAAAAGCAAGGTATGCCATCTAAAGTAATTCAACAAATGACAAAACTTCAAAAAGAAAAACAAGAACTTGATTCATTAATTAAGAAATATTCTAAATAATTAAATGGCAAAGTCAAAATCGGATTTATTAAGAGAAATTAAAAAACTTCAAGGTGACCTAAATCAACTTGAAAAAATTAGTACGTCCTTGACTGAAGAACAAATAAAATTACAAGAAAAACTAAAAGGCCAAATAGTAAGAAGAGCAAGAGAAGTAAAAAAAGTTAATCAAGAAGAAATAAAGAATAAACAAATTGTAATTGATGGTATATCAGAACAAGAAAGAGGAATAAAATCTCTTTCAGGTATATACGGTCCAATGAGTAAATTAGAACAACAGAGAGTTAGTTCTCTGAGAGAATCTGGTACTCAACATAAAAAGAATATATCTTCTTTATCTACAATGCAATCTTTAAATGAACAGATTGCAAATCTTTCAGCAAATGATGTAATTCAAAGAGAATCTTTACAATCACAATTTAATGCAGAATTAGATTCATTAGATAAGAGAGGTAAGGGAATTGAAGAACAAATTGCTTTAATGACTCAAACAAACCAATTAGCTAACAACTATGCAGGTTTAACAGATAAACAAAAACAATTTTTAGAAAAACAAAGAGCAGTATTAGAAGGAATCCAAGATACGATTGGAGGAGTTCTCGATACGGCTAGATTACTAACATCAACCGTTGGTGGAGTATTAGGTTCAGCTTTAATTGGAGCTGGGTATGCTATTGATAAGTTAGGACAAAGTACACGAGAGTTTGGAGGTTTCTTAGGAGAAGCTCAAGTTAGTGCAACTGGTCTTTCTTTAGTATTTCCACAAGCATTAGAAGCTACTAAAGGATTATCAGCAGAATTAGGTGGAGTTGAGGAGTTATCATTCCAAACACAACTTAATACCAACTTAATGGCTACTAATATGGGTATTAGTGGTTCGGAAGCAGCTAAACTGACTGGAGCATTTTCAAGATTAAATGGTAATTCAGTTGAAACTGCACAAAACTTAGCAGCATCTACCAAAGAGTTTGCTAAACAAAATGGTGTAATTCCATCTCAAGTAATGCAGGATGTTGCAAATTCAACAGAGGCATTCGCTGAATATGGTAAGGATGGTGGTAAGAATATAGCACAAGCAGCTGTTATGGCAGCAAAACTTGGTGTTAATATGGGTACTGTTACAGGTGTAACCGATTCTCTTTTAGATTTCGAATCATCTATTACTAAAGAATTAGAATTGGGAGCAATGTTAGGTAGAAATATCAACCTTAACAAAGCAAGACAATTAGCATATGATGGTAAGTTAGGTGCTTCTGTAAAAGAAACCATCAAACAAATGGGTGGTATTGATGCATTCAACAAGATGGATGTATTCCAAAAAAGACAGGCCGCTGAAGCAGCTGGAATGACAGTAGAACAATTCCAAAAGATGGCTGCTAATATGGAAAACTTAGATGATATGGGTAATATCCAATTATCTACCTTTGATACCATGAAAGAAACTCTTACTGGTATTGTAACTGGTCCACTTGGTGGAATGGTTAAAGGTATGGGTTCAGCAGCAATTGCCATGGGTCAAATGGGATTCGATGTTAAGGGTATGCTTGGTAATCTTAAAAATAAGGCATTTGAAAAAGTAGGTGGAATGTTTGGTAAAGGTGGAGGTGGTATCGCATCAACTGCTACAACCGCAGCTACTGATACTGGTGGTGGTGTGGCAGATAAATTAAATAAAACAAGTGGTGGTAAAGGAATGAACGTA